AGGCTCTGTATCCCCGAAGGCAGAACTGGCGGTAACTGGTCAGGATCAGTCGGATTATTCCAGGATTGGTAGGACACAGCCCCGATTGGAAACGATGCGTAAAGGGGATTCTGTCTACGCAGGTTTGGTTGCTGAGTTTGCTTCTAAATACATGAAGGTTGAGCTGATGGATTGGCAGCTCTACGCGCTTGATGGTTTGTTTGAGGCTGACCCGGACACTGGTGATTTGGTGAATCGTGCCGGGCTGATTTCGGTGGCGCGCCAGTGTGGAAAAACCGTGTTGGGTCAGGCCGTTTTGGGGGCTTGGCTGACCAGCATTGCGAAGCTTCGAGGAAAGCCACAGACCGTTGTTAATTCGGCGCATGAATTGACACTTGCGGTTCGACAGTTTGAGATTGTGGCCCCAATTCTTCAAGAGTATTTTGGGGCTACTTTAAAGCGGGCCTATGGGCGTAACACTTGTGAAATGCCTGATGGCTCGAGGTGGCTGGTTAAGGCTGCGACACCTTCGGCGGGTATGGGTTTATCGGCTGACTTGATTTGGGTTGATGAAATCTACGCAGTCGATGACCAGGTATTGGCCCATTCTCTGCGCCCCACCATGAAGGCCCGCAATGTTCGTACCGCTGGCGGTTCACCAATCATGATGATGACGAGTACCGCAGGCACCGAAGCTTCGATAGCCATGTTGCGTTATCGCGAACAAGGTTTGCAGCTTATTGACGAAAAACGCCAGGGTAGTTTCTACTTCGCGGAATGGTCACCACCACCCGGTGTTGATGTGATGGACACACGCTGGTGGGGATGGGCCAACCCCGCTTTGGGGCACACTCTCGATCTGGAATCTTTGTTGCTTGATGCGGAACACCCGGACAGATCCAGTTTCTTGCGTGGCTCGCTGAATCAGTTTGTGAACGCTGATGCATGCTGGCTTCAACCGGGCCAATGGGATGCGTGTCTATCTGACATTCCAGGGCCCGAAGGCGGTTGGGTTGCGGTTGATTCAAGCCTTGATGGGTCGCGTTATGTGGCAGTTCGAGCCGCTACCGATGATGTAGGTAACGCCCATGTAAATGTTGAATTCGTGGTGCAATCACTGGCTGAAATGCAGGAAGCATTAATGACTGCGTGCGCCAATCCGCAAGTGATGTTGGCAGTAACGCCAACCCTTGAACATCATGTCCCGCTGGCCCTTAAACGCAGGGTCAAAGTGGTGGGCTATGGCGAGCTATTGAAATACACCAGCTTGATTAAGGGCATGATCAACGACGGCCGAATCCTGCATCAGGGCCAATCAAACCTGGCTGAACACATGAACCGCGCGGTAGCAATTTCCCAGCAAAACGCCCTGGCGCTTAGCTCAAAGCGCAGTCCAGGCCCCATCGAATTGGCCCGCTGTACGATTTGGGCAGCTGCGCTTGCGTCACGCCCGAAGCAGTCCGGAAAGCCAATGCTGGTTATTGCGGGTAGGTAAGATAACGGCGGTAGTGCCCTGGCGTTTCTGTCGGGATTCGGCGGGGCATTGCCACATGCAATTTTTAAAAGTGGGATAATTGGAATATGCCTTTATTCAATCGAGTGACAAAAGCGGCGATTAGCCCCACGCCTGCAACGGCTAAAGCGGCAGCGGCTGGCGGGTATGTAGCCAACCAGGCCGGCGTGAACTTGATTGGCCAGTATTACACCTACATCGAAGGCCCTGCCCGCAACCGCGCAATGAGCGTTGCGACTATTTCCCGCGCTCGAGATTTGATGGCTTCGGTCATTGGCTCGATGCCGTTGCAAATGTATAACGAACGCTGGAACGAAACCACTGGTGAAATGGAAGAGGTTTACATAGCGCCGCGTTCATGGTTGCGCCAGCCCGACCCAACTGTCACCTACAACTTTTTGATGGCCTGGACATTTGATGACCTGTTTTTCTATGGCCGCGCATTTTGGTATATCACCAGCAGAACACAAGACGGTTTTCCCGCTTCATTTACACGCTTACCAGCTGGATCAGTAACCACCACTGACCAGGCTGGCCCGGTGTGGTTTGCCCCATCAAATGAAGTGTATTTCCAGGGCAATATGATGGATCCAAAAGACCTTGTGCAATTCCTCAGCCCTATTCAAGGCATTGTCTACATGTCCGAACAAACGGTTGCCACAGCAATCAAACTTGAAGCAGCGCGATACCGCAATGCAGAATCATCAATACCTGCGGGCGTTTTAAAGCAAACTGGTGGTGAGCCATTGAGCGCATCAGAGCTTGCGGATTTGGCTAGCGCGTTTAATTCTGCTCGAGCAACAAATCAGACAGCTGCACTTAACGAATTTTTGAGCTACACGGAAACAACAGCGACACCGGACAAAATGTTATTAATTGATGCGGCTAACTATCAGGCCCTTGAATGTGCACGCCTCACCAATGTGCCCCCGTATTTGGTGGGCGTTTCAACTGGTGCTTATTCGTATCAATCTTCAGAACAAGCCCGTGCTGATTTGTATATCTTTGGCGTAAAGGCTTACGCAGAATGCATTGCGGCCACGCTTTCACAAAACAATGTTCTGCCGCGCGGAACATTTGTTGAATTCGACACCAGCGATTTTCTTTATGAAAATCAAGTAGCAGACCAAATGGATTCGGGCAATATGCCCGCTGAAAACACACAAGAGGAAATGGCATGATCCGTTTTACAGCAACCAATGTGACCGTAGACGCGGCAGCGCCTGACGGAACCCCACGCCGCACCATCAGCGGTATCGCAGCGCCATACGGCGTTGTTGCAACAGTTTCTGATGGCACACAGATTTTGCTATCGCCGGGCGCACTGCCCGAAGATGGTCCCAACCCAAAACTGTTCGTAGGCCACTCACCTGACAAGGCAATCGGCACAGTCATCGCCCGCCAAGACACCCCCGAAGGCATGCTGTTCCAAGCCAAAATCGCCAACACCGATTTAGGCAACGAAAGCCTGCAACTGGCTCTCGAGAATGTCTATGACCAGGTAAGCGTTGGAATTGCGCCCCTGGAATTCAGCTACAACGAAGCAGGCGTGATGTTGATCGACAAAGCATCCTGGACAGAATTATCACTAGTTCCACACGGGGCCTTTGGCGCTGGTGCTACCATCACTCAGGTGGCGGCAAGTATCCAACACGAACCCGACAAAACAAGCGATAATCCAGATACCCAAGAAGTCGAGGAGACGGAAGAAATGGAATCAACACCAGCCCCTGAAGTAGTGGAAGCAGCAGCTATCCCTACACAGCCAATCTTTGCAGCCGCTAAGCGCGAATTTGTCATGCCTTCAGCTGGTGAATTCATGGCTGCATACCACATCGGCGGAGACACCTTCGCAAACATGAACAAGGCCGTAGCTGAATACACAGCGTCAAAGCGCACAGCATTGCAAGCAGCAGCTGGTGATGTTCTTACTACTGACACCCCGGGCCTTTTGCCTGTTCCCGTTCTCGGCCCATTGGTGCAGGATCTGAACTTCTTGCGCCCTGTAGCCGATGTCGTGGGCATGCGCGCATATCCCGATGGTGGACAATCAAAAACTTTCATTCGCCCAACCATCACCACACACACCAGCGTGGCAACGCAATCCAGCGAATTGAGCGCAGCATCAGCCACCACAATGGTTATTGCAGCAAACACAATCAGCAAGACAACTTTGGCTGGTCAAGTGACCTTGTCCGTTCAGGACATTGACTTCACCAACCCAGCAGCGATGCAGCTCATCTTGAACGACCTTATGGGCGAATACATGATCGCATCTGACAACCTTGTCGCTGACAACCTTCTCGCAGCTGCAACCTCATCAGGTGTTTGGGATGGCACAGTCACTGACCTTCTCAAGAGCATTTACGATGCCGCATCGGACATTTCAAGCAACCGCAACTGGTTGCCAACCCATGTTTTCGTGTCAGTTGATGTGTGGGCGCAACTTGGACAGCTCATCGGCTCAGACGGTCGACCTGTATTCCCACTCATTGCAAACGGCCTTTCGGGCTACAACGCATTGGGCGGACAAAACGCAGCATCATGGAACGGCAACCCACTCGGTTTGCAACTTGTCGTAGACAGCAACTTCGCTGCAAAGACAATGATTGTCACCCGCGTAGGTCAGGGCCAGGGCGATGCGTACGAAGCGTACGAATCGATTCGCGGTCTCATGTCCGTTGAAGTGCCAGCAACTCTGGGTCGCACAATGTCATTTCACGGCTATGTGTCAACCTTCGCTGCAATCCCCGGCATGATTCGCAAGATCACACAGGCCTAGTCGAAAGGCAGGTTGCCGTTATGGCTACCTACAGTGTGATTTTTAATCAGCGCCTTGACAACTACGCAGTAGTTCAGACGCTCGAAAACACCGATATTGCAATCGGGGAATCAATCACCCTTTCCGGTATGGGGGGCGGGCTAAACGGTACTTATACCGTTTACGCTTTGCCCCAATACCTGTATATCGGCGTTGACGGGCAGGGTGATTTGCAACTTGACGCAAACTTGCCGATACCTAACCAGGTGATGTTTTACCTGTCGGGCAGCAATTTTGAACGCGCTGCAGTGACACCACCGGGCATGCTGACCTACACCCAAACTTGCACATGGGTGACTAGCGCGCAGGTTCAGCTGTACCTGGCTTTAACAAGCCCTACAGCCGATGAAACTACCTTCCTGGCACAATGTGTCAGCGGGGCAAATCAAGTGGCTTACAGGCGCAGACAAGAGGCGGGGTATTTTGATTCCCTCAGCACAAGCCCTTCGGGCGATGTCACGCTAGGCACCATCATGCTGGCTTCGGCCTACTACCGCCAGCGCGGTTCCATTGACCAATTCGCAAGCTTCGACTCAATGGGCCAGGCAATCACCACTAACGCTTTCAGCCCAATGGTAAAGCAGCTGCTAGGCGTTGACAGACCAGCGGTTGCCTAATGGCCTACACAGACCTTTTTAACGAAGCCATTGATGACCTGGCTACAACGCTGGCCACAATTTCGGGCCTTCGAGTAGTGACAGATCCGCGCAACCTAAACAGCAACTGCGTGTTCATTGATGCCCCAAGTTTTCAGGCTTTCAATAACCACATCGTGACAATGACTTTTCCCGTGCGCGTCATCGGCATTGGCCCAGGCAACCTTGACGCGCTGCGCCCGTTGCTTTCCATTTCGGCCAGCCTTCTCGAAAAGAATGTTGCCGTTATCAGTGGAAACCCTGCACTGGCCGCTATTGGCGGGCAGGAATTTCCCGCTTACGATTTGACAATTCGCCTGCAATCACAATCAATCTGACATAATCTAAATAAGCGGTGGCCCGACAACACCAAACAAACTAGGAGTAAAAATGGCCACCAGCAGCACCACCTACCTCACAAACCCAACCGTAAACATCACGCCAGCCACATCAGGCACTGTTTTTGACGCCACATCAGTGACTGCTTCGGCAGCAATCACAGTGGGCTACGACCCTCTCGAATCGACAGCCTTTGGCGATAACGGCCATCAGTTCGTAAAGGGCCTTCAAAATGTGGAAGTTACCTTGACCTGCTACGCCTACTACGGCGCAACATCTATCGAGCAGACAATGAACGCAGCTCTGGGAACTGGCACAACCACAATTGTGATCAGCCCTGCGGGCACCACCGAATCAGCATCAAACCCTGAATACACAATTTCAAATTGTTTTCTTGCGTCATACCAGCCCATCAACGGCAACTACGGCGAATTGAGCATGTTTGAATTGACCTTCCAGGGTGGCACTTTCGCCCGAGATATCACCTTCCCATAACACAGAAAGCAGCCGACAATGCAACTAACACTGCAAATTGATACCGGGCACGGCCCCGTTCAAGTCAAAACCAATTTGATGGTTATCGTCAATTGGGAACGCAAATTTAAACGCAAAGCCAGCCAACTAACAGACGGCGGTGTCGGCATGGAAGATTTAGCGTTCATGGCGTACGAATCAGCGAAAATTGCTGGCATCACAGTGCCCATCGTGTTTGACCAATTCATCGAATCATTGGTATCGCTCGAGGTCGTAAATGAGGAAGAAACAAACCCTACCGAGGCGGCACCTTCCGACATTCACTAGCTTCACTGCTAGTGGAAACAGGATTTTGGCCGCCTGATATACCGTTTGATATTCCCGACTTGAACACTTGCATTAGCATTATCAATGAATCAAGGAAGAAGGCCAAATGAGCGTTACAGCTACAACCGAAATTTACGGGCTGAAGCAAGCGCTGGCTGAACTTCAGAAGATTGACAGCAAGACAAAGTTTCAAGCTGTCAACAAAATCAAAGCTGGTGGCGCTGCGATGGTGCAGGAAGTGGCAGGGCGTTACCCGGACATGCCACCTATTAGCGGTATGGCCCCGACCCGTAAGGGTGGGGCGCGTTTGGCGTATGACCCTAAAAAGGTTCGTAAAGGCGTAACTATCCAGGGG